ATGCTACCAAAAAATAATACAGCAGGTGGTACAAATAATATAGCTGGTTTGTTTAAGGATTACGTATGACATATTTAGACCTAGTAAACAACGTACTCAGACGTTTACGAGAAGACACAGTAACAACCGTAAGTGCCAACACGTACAGTGCTATGGTTGGTGACTTTATCAACGACGCAAAACAATTCGTGGAAAACTCTTGGGATTGGTCTAATCTTAGGTCTACTCTTACGATTACCACGGCGGCTGATGACTACACGTACTCGCTTACGGGATACCAAGACCAAGGCAAGATATTGAACATCATTAACGATACGTCTAACATTGTAATGGAGTACAGGCCTCAAGAATGGTTTGACGATAAGTTCTTTGTAAACACTCCTGCCTCTGGCGCACCACAGTACTACACGTTTAGTGGCATAGACGGCTCTGGTGACGCACAGATTGATGTGTACCCTAAGCCTGACGGTGTTTACTCTCTGAAGGTCAAGAGCGTCATCAGGAACGTAGCCTTGAGTTCTGACTCTGACACACTGGCTATTCCTAGTCAGCCCGTGATTCACATGGCGGTAGCTCTGTTGGCTCGTGAACGTGGGGAGACAGGCGGTACGTCAACACCAGAGTACTTTGCTATTGCTGACAAGTACCTGTCTGACGCTATTGCTCTGGACGCACAGAAGCACCCTGAAGAAACTATTTGGTACACACCGTAGGAGACGCTAGATGGCCCAGCCACTACAAAGCATTAACTTAGTTGCTCCTGCGTTCAAAGGGATCAACACAGAGGATTCTCCGCTTGCACAGGATACGTCTTTTGCGGAGATTGCAGACAACGCTATTATCGACAGACGAGGACGATTGGCTTCACGTAAGGGTAACGCTGTTTTAACCACAGACAAGACTGTGCTGGGCACTGACTACCTCTCTAACATACACGAGTTCTACGACAACGCTGGTAACGAAGTAATCTTTAGTACTGGTAACAACAAGATTATGACAGGTACGACTACACTGGTTGACGCTACGCCGGGGTCGTACACGATTACAGATAACGATTGGAAGATATTTAACTTTAACGATCACGCTTACTTCTTCCAACGTGGCTACGAGCCTCTCGTGTACAGCAACAGTCTAGGTGCAGTTACTAAAATGTCCAGTGTTGCTGGTGCGTCTGTAACTTCTGCACAGTACGCTAACGAAGCTATAGGTGCTTACGGACGAGTGTGGTGCGTAGGTAACGCTACTAACGACAACACGATCTACTGGTCTGACTTGTTAATAGGACACGATTTCTCTGGTGGATCTAGCGGATCTATTGATGTATCTAAGGCGTGGCCTAACGGGTTTGACAAGGTTGTAGCTATAGCGGCACACAACGGACTGCTAGTGGTCTTTGGTGAAAACAATACGCTGGTGTACGGTGGTGCAGAGAGTCCAGCAAATATGGCTATACAGGACACTATTCCGGGTGTTGGCTGTGTAGACAGAAAGAGTGTACAGAGTATAGGAACAGATTTATTGTTTCTTTCACCTACAGGTCTTAGGAGTTTAGGGCGATCTATACAAGAGAAGTCTTTGCCTATTACCGATTTGAGTAGAAACATCAAACAGGAACTAATTGCTAACACACTGGCAAAAACACAAGCCGTTAGTGCAGTGTACAGTCCTGAGAACTACTTCTATCTTCTGTGCTTTCCTGATCTCAACCTCGTGTACTGCTTTGATGTACGAGGCACACTGGAGAACGGTGCGTACAGGGTAACACGATGGCCTAGTGTGGACTTCAAGTGTTTCCACAGGGACAGAAACGGTGACATATACATAGGCACAACAGCGGGTGTAGGAACGTACAACAACTACTTTGACAACGGTAATATTTATCGTTTCCGTTACTACAGTCCCGGCTTGAGCTTTGGCGACCCATCTAAGATTAAGATGTTGAAGAAGATTAGACCAACAATTATTGGTGGTAACAACGCAGACATTTTTCTTAAGTGGTCTTACGACTTTTCAACAGCAACCAGCACTAGCACGTTTAGAACTAGCAGTGCTACACCCGGATTCTACGGACAGTCTGAGTACAACGTAGCAGAGTTTTCTGAAGAAGGTACAACCATTAGCCGTTCTTCTATTAACACGACAGGCTACGGCTCAGTAATTAGCGTTGGTCTTGAGACAGACATCAACGGCTACGCACTGTCCATACAGGAAATGAATGTACTAGCACTGATAGGTAAAACGCTATGATGATGAATTATAATAAAGATAGAGGTACTTACTAATGGGTATTATAGCTGATATCTTAGGGGACGTATCTGCGGATTTATACGGAAAAATTCCTGCTGAAGTAAAGAGTGTTTACACTACTCCTCTTCCTCAGATAGCCGCTCCTGATATTTCGTTTAAACCGTTTACGGTCACAGGTCCGACAGGATCAATTCAAGCAACTGAAGCAGGAGGAACTAAGTACACTTTAGGTGGTACTGGTAAACAAATTCAGAGTGCTCTAGAATCTGCGGCACTCTCCAGTTTTGGTGCTCCTCCCGCTGGTGCTGGACAACTGGGAGCCGCCGGTCAACAGTTGTTGGGCGTAGGTCAACAGCAGTTAGGCGTATCTCCGTTTGGCCTCGCTGGTCAACAACAGGCGGCACAACAGGCGTTTGGCTTAGGATCTCAGTTCATGGGTCAAGTCGGTATGCCTATGGGTGCTAGAGAACAAGAGGTGTACGATAGAATTAGGGCTACACAGCTTGGTGAAGAAGAGAGACAGCGGCTTGAACTAGAAGAGCGTCTAGCTAGTCAGGGACGCTTAGGTGTGCGTACTGCTATGTTTGGTGGAACACCAGAGCAACTTGCGTTGGCTAAGGCACAGGAGTCTGCACAAAACCAAGCGGTACTGATGGCGATGCAACAGGCACAAGCGGAACAACAGCAACAGGCGGCTCTAGGTACACAGTTTGCTGGACTAGGATCAGATTTAGCAACACAGAGACTAGCTCTAGATGCCGCACAACAAGCTAGGGCTATGCAAGCACTCCAAGGTGGCATGGGATTGATGACAGGCGGTCTTGGGTTAGAACAAGCACAACAACAGATGGGCTTAGGGGCGCTTCAGGGCGCTTATCTTCCACAGGCGGCTATGCTCTCTTCATTCTCCCCTGCTCTCAACGTGGCGGCTATGGCTGACGTTGCACGTAGGCAGACCGGCGAATATAATCTTGAAGCGGCTCTCGCAAATCTTCAGGGTCAAGTAGGACAGCAGGCAGGACTCGCTAGCCTGTACTCTGGTATGTTTGGCGGTGCTGGTGGTTTGCTTGGTGGTATTACAAGCGGTGCTTCAGACATCATAACTGCACTCATTAACAGGAAGAAATAAAAATGGCTATTGGAAATTACGATATAGGTGGTATGTTGGCCCGTAGTGGAGCAATTCAAGGCCAACAAATGGGGCAGGCCTACAGTCAATTTGGGCAAGGCATAGGCGGTCTTTTTACGGGTGTTGGCACTGGACTAGAGAAACGTCAGGAAATAGTAGATGCTGAAAAAGCACAACAGCAGTTCCAGCAGATTCTTGCGGCTAACCAAAACAACCCTGATGTCCTGAGAACTAAGGGTCAGGAAATGATGGTTAGCAGAGATCCTAATATGCAACGCATAGGGAAGATGCTGGTAGACGAGGCTATTCGTTTGACAGCTTTGCAGACAACTAAAGAAGAAAAAGGAACGGCACAGGGAATACAAGGAGGACTCTCTGCTATTACCCAAGCGGCGGCTCGTGGCACACCTCTAGAACAACTACAAGAGGCTACTCGATCTGTTGTTAATTTAGGAGGTACTCAAGCACAGATTACAGACGCTTATCAAAAAGGTGTTGATCTAGCTAAAGGAGCAAAACCTGAACCAACTCAATTCGATTACACAGAAAAAACTGTAATGCGTGATGGTAAGCCGGTGGTGGTTCAGTTTGGCATTTCAAAAACAGACCCAAGCGTTACAATAGAAAGAGTTCTGGGACCAGCAGAACAAAAAGAAGGCGGGACAGCAGACAAAAAAACCTTAAAAGAACTTATAACAGAAGCTGGACTAGACCCTAAAGAATACGATATAACAACTCTAGAAGGTTTAAAAAAGCTTAGGTCTTTTGTTGTTACTGACGTACAGAACGCCTCTTTAGCAAATACTGTCAGTGACATGATTAAGGAAATGACACCGCCGGGAGTTCAAGAGGCTATTACGCTTCTACGAGACATTGATACTAAGTTCGTGGCGGCAGAAGCAGATTTGGAACGTGTTGAAAGATTTAAAGCTCTAACCGCACTCACAGATGAAGATGTATCTGGTTTGAGAAACGTGATTGAAAGGGTTGTTTCTGGAACAACGGAAAGCGATATAAAAGCAGTTCAAGAACTTCAAGCATTTAGGGGAAACAAAGATATAATTAATAAACTAAAAGATTTTGCTTTAGGTATTACTAGCGGAAGACTGTCAGAAGAAACTGTACAAGAATATGGCTCAATCATGGAAATTTTAGGTGCTTTGGCTAATCAAAGACAGATGAATACAATCAATAATCTTATAATTAACGGCTCGCCTAGAGAAACAGAGGCGGCACTGAAAGCTAAGTCTTTTTACTCTGGAAGTGAACAAGCTAGGATACTATAATGATGGAAGTCAGTAGAGTAGAATTACCGACAGGCCAAGTAGTTACTGTAGAGCACCCTGAAGAGTGGCCTGAGTACAAAGTTAAAGCGTTTGCGGAGTTAAATGCTCCTGCCGCAACCCGTACTCAGTCAACTGAAGGAACTGACAACAAAGACGATGAGGTTACTACAGGCGATTTAGTAAAGCTGGGTTTAAGTCGTTTTGCTGTTCAATTTATACCTGATACGTTTCTAATCAGCAACGAAGATTTATTTAAGGTAGAAAACGCAGGAGTAACGCAGGAGAGAGCCGCACGTAGAATGGCTGGTGTTCCTGCCGAAGCTGAATTAGGTTTTGGACAGGAGATGATAGCAGGATTATCTGACCCTTTTACATTGACAGGCGTACCTGTTAAGCAGGGAGTTGGCGCTTTTATGAAAGCCTTAGTTCCTGCTGTTACGTCAACTGTTTCTGGAACAGCTACGGGATTGGCTGTGCCGCAAGTCGTAAAAGAATTAGGCGGGGGAGAGCTAGCCCAAGAAATGTCAGCGGCTTTGGCAGGAGGTTTAGTTTCAACCGGTGCTGGAGTCGGAACTTCAGCCGCTTTGTCTACTGGATTAAAGGTTGCTGGCGACATAAAAAACAAAGTAATAGGCGGTGAAACAGGGACTCTAGGTGTTGCAAGTGACGCTATGGCTAACAGTAGAGTAAGGGCTGAGATTAATCGTATTAAGTCAACCTCTACTGAAGAAGAAGTGACTAGGGCCGTAGAAAACTTAGCAAACATTAAAGAAGAAATACCAGACCTTGAGATAGGTGGCTTAGTGGCTACTTTAGTTGAGAATCCTATAGTAAGAGACTGGGTTCGTAAAACAACACAAAATAACAAAGGTTTTCAAAAAGACCTTGTAGAAAAAATAGCTAGAGATGCTACAAAAGTAAGTGAAAAATTTGATGAATATATGCCAGTGTCTGAAGAAATAGACAGAACTATAATTGAAGGCATCGCAGTAAAGCAAAAAACCAAAGTAGAAAACGCACTAAGATCAAACTTAGAGCGTAAAAACGCTAACATAGATAACGTTCTTAGCGGTCTTACCTTTAAGGTTGTAGGAGAAAAGGACGTAATAGATGTTGGTAGGGTTGCTACTAAACTTTTAGCTCGTAAGGAAAGCAATGTTAGGCAAGCCGCTAACCAGCTTTACACGCTAGCAGAAAAGCAAGGATCTAAAGTTGTGCTTGCTGAGACAGAAGTTGCAAATGTTTACAACCTATTTAGGGGAGCGAGGTTAGCTGACATATTTGGTCCAGAAAGCACTGTAGCAAAAAAACTAGAAAGTAAATGGTCCCCTAAAGAAATTGAGGGCGAGGGTGGAGTAAAGTCTTTAGAAATGCCTGAAGTTACTGGTAACGACTTAATTTCTCTTAAGAAAGGAATTAACCGTGAGTTGTCTCTATTATTTAGGGTAAGAGACAAGAGTACTGACGTTAGCCAGCGTATTTCTAGATTGTATTCTCTTAAAGAAGTTGTGGACAGCACTCTCGTTAGGCAGTCTGGAGAATCGCCTAAGTTTGTACAAGCGGTACGAGATGCTGACGCATTTTACTACCAAGAATTAGGATTACCGCTTAAAGCCGAAGGTATGCGGGAAATTAAATCTAGAAAATTTGAATCAGGAGCGGCAACAAGCCTGATGAATTATGAGCAAGCTAAGGACTACGTAAACTTTGTAGGTAAACCCGGAATGGCTGTTGTACGACACGCCGTTAGGCTTAAAGCTGAAAAGTCAGTACTTACGAACGGACAACTCAATCAAAGTAAACTAGATAATTTTATACGAAAAAACAGAAGGCTTATTGAATTTGCAGGATTAACTGATGAGTTATCTGTAGCCTCTTCTAAATTAAAGACAATCAAAAACACTCAGGCTCGTCACACACAAGCATACAACGAGAAATCTTTAGAATTGACTAGAGGTTTCTATAAAGCTGTGCAGGAAAAAAACCTCAGTACTGTTGTTGCTGAAATGATTAACCAGCCGGGACAACGCAAAAGATATTTACAGGACATAAAAAAGTTGGATCAAGGTCAGCAAGACATGGTAATGACCGGATTGAGGCAGGAGTTTTTAGCGCAAGCTGTTTCTAGTAAAGGAAGTATGCAAGACTTTATGAATAAAAACGCTGACGCCGCAGTAGATTTGTTTGATAGTAAGTACGTCAGTAACATTAACAAATTAGCAGGACTA